GATAGTATGTCAAAAAATTGACGGTATATGCTGATTATGTGCATCGCCGTTGTCATTTTGTTGACAATGTCAAAACTCTGACAAGATGCAATCATGATATCGTCAATAGATAGCGTATCAATTAACGATTGTATGATGCTATTCATGGCATTATATAAAGCATAGCAATATCAATGCCTTACCAGTTTATTTTCCCATGATATCAAGGCATTGCCTATGCTTTGCCGCCGATACTGTCATAATTGGTTGACCCACGGGCATGAGCCACCCCCCCGTTGGGAGTATACGTATACACAGAAATACACAGATTAGGATTTTTCACTGTTAACCACTACGGTAACTGACATCAATATGCTTAATAGTTGTGCAATATCTGCTTATTTTTTAGGCAGTATAATACAATCACTATACCCCCAATAAGCTATAAGTATATATAGCACTTTGGGGGAGTAAGGATGTTTGTTACACATATAGTGTTGCATAAATGTCACACTACAAATTTATTTGCATTAGGGGGTATTGACAACATGCACGGAATCTGGTATAATTATAGATAAACTAAGACTACACTTAAACTGTCTACACTTAACTGCTTTATAACTTATCTATATTAATACTTAAATATAAAAACACTTAGATAACACTTTAACTGTAGACACTATAAGTGAGTGTCTATAGCAGTAATACACGTATAAATATTATTTGTGCTAAACAATAAGAAAGTTCTTGACAATGGCAAAGAAATCCGTAAAACTATACACAGATAATGTTATAGAAGCATTTTATGATGCTATACGTAACAACTCACTAGACCGTTTGCATATACCCCACAGCGATGTATTCTACGTCCGTGCTGCTGTTGAAGCGCACTACGGGCGTTCATTTACTTTGAAGCATGTAGAAGAGGCAATGAGAGCAGAGGGCTGGACAGATGGAACAGACTAATGTTTACTGCCGTTATTATTGCTTGCCTTGCCTCTGTGCCAGATAGCTGTATCACCTTTACTGATAATAGAGGTCCATATGCTACACAGGCCCAGTGCCTTAATCGTACATTAGAGATGGCTCAGTCAGCTGCTAACATAGCTGGTGAGCCTGTTCTTGTTAAACGTGGTTGTATTCCAAACAAAGGACAAAGCACATGAGTATGCCAGAACGTGTAAAAAGTAAGATGAAAGAGGAAGGGTTAGCTGGCGTTAACAAGCCAAAGCGTACACCCAGTCATCCTACTAAGTCTCACTGTGTTATGGCGAAGGAAGGTGACACGTACAAGTTTATACGTTTTGGGCAGCAAGGCGTAAGAGGTGCTGGCAAGAATCCTACAACAGCAAAAGATAAAGCACGTAAGAAATCATATTATGCACGTCATAATGCACAAGGTAAACCGACTAGTAAGCTATCCGCAAAGTACTGGTCACATAAAGTTAAATGGTAAGGAGTACAGACTAATGGCTAAAAGTCCCTATGATTATTTCATGGAAACATTGAGTAAAACAAATCCTACGTCTCACGGAATATTAAAAAGTCTGGTGAGTTCACTTACGCCTTCTGGCAAAAAAAGTGACGTTCCATTCTTAGGCGGTAAGCGTGTAAGTGATTATTCACAAAAACAACTTAATGCTTTGCTTGCTAAAGCAGAAAAAAAGAAGCCAGCAGATATGTCTAATCGTGCTACATCACAAGGTGGGCGTTCACGTAAGGAAGCTGTTGCAAGTAGTGGTACTGGTGGCAAAGCTACGAAAAGACTTAGCCCAGCTATGGCACAAAACAAAAAGCGCATGGAAGCTATGCGTAAAGATGCTAATATGACTACAAGTAAAAAGACCGCTACAGTAAACCCACGTAAAAAAGTACCCCCTCAAGGTACTACTAAAAGTAAAAATTACAATGTAGGCGTATCAAAAGGTGGCGTACCATTTAAAGAAGCATTTGCTCACTTCCGTAAAAAGGGTAATAAGACATTTACGTGGAATGGTAAAAAGTACACAACTGAATTAAAGAAGGATAAAAAGTAATGTCTGACACAAAGTATGACTACAGCGGTAAATCAGAAGCTGCTTTAGAAAAGATGATACAGAAGGACAGTGGTGCATCTCAAGAACAAGCACGTGCTGCTTACAATGAACTGAGCAAACGCAGGGGTGGTATGGACTTTAGCGTGACTTTGATTTTAGGTGGTCGTCCACTAGACAAGGATATGCCAAAGCCTGTGCCTGTACCTAAAAAGAAGCCAGCAGAGCCAAAGAGAATGAACAAAGGTGGATATGCTAACTGCGGTGCTTCAATGCCAGCTACTCAGAAATCAACTAAGATGGCATATGGCGGTATGGCAAAGAAAACTGTACCTGCTGATAATCCGGGACTTGCTAAACTGCCCACACCTGTACGTAATAAAATGGGTTACATGATGAAGGGCGGTTACGCTAAAAAGAAGTAATGGCATATACCCGTAACTACAAAAGCGAGTACGCTAACTACCACTCTAAACCTGTACAGAAGAAACGCAGGGCTAGTCGTAATGCTGCACGTGCCACAATGAAGAAGGCAGGTGTAAATGTGGCTGGCAAGGATGTAGCACATAAGAATGGCAATCCTCGTGATAATAGACGAGGTAACTTAACTACTGCCAGTGCTAGTAAGAACAGGTCATACTCACGTACACGAAATGCACGTAAACGTAATCCTTCTGCATAATGGATATGTAACATGAAAAAGAAACTAACCTACTACCTTGCAATGGCTTTGCTACATTCTTGCAAGCCATTCCTTGCTATTGGCAATTGGCTGTGGCGTATGCACCGTGTTGTTCTAGATTGGAATAAAGACTAGTGAGCATCACAAGCTATCCAAATAAAGTTGTCTTTGGCACTAATGGTAATGATGTTGCATTTGCTGACCATACAGTCGATGCGTTTGGTAGACTGCGTATAAGTCAACCCTATACTCTGTTTGATAGCCAGAATCGTTTTCAAGCTGACCCACAGTTTGATACCAGTTCAACAGGCAGTGGAGCATTTGCTCATTTACCTAACGAGAGCAGCAACTCTATGACGGTAGGTACTGCTGTTGGTGAAGTCATACGGCAAACAAAACGTGTATTTCCATACCAGCCGGGAAAGTCACTGCTTACCCTTGCTACCTTTACAATGGCTTCATCACAGGCTAATCTACGCCAACGTGTAGGTTATTTTGGTTCTGATGATGGTGTATACTTTGAACAGAATGAAACAGATTTACGCTTTGTAATTCGTACATCAACAAGCGGCAGTGCAAGTGACGCACGGTATGTGACACAGGCTAACTGGAATGTAGATAAACTGGATGGTACTGGTCCTAGTGGATACACACTGGATGAAACAAAGACACAGATTCTTTTGATTGACTATGAGTGGCTTGGTGTAGGTACAGTACGTGTAGGCTTTGTAATTGATGGGCAGAACGTAATCTGCCACAAGTTTCACAACGCTAATAACTTGACTTCAGTCTATATGAAGACAGCTATTCTGCCGATACGTTACGAGATTACCGCAACAGATACTATTGGTTCTGCCGCTACAATGAAACAGATTTGTAGCACGGTTATCAGTGAAGGCGGCTATCAGCAAGATGTAAATGAACTGGCTGCACAAAGAACTACAGAACTTACGAGCATTAACCTTACAACAAAACCATTAGTATCTGTTCGTTTAAACAGTGGCTCATTAGACGCTGTTGTGCTGCCGCAGATTGTTAAAGTGCTTCCTACTACGGGACAAGACTACATAGTAACACTTGTTCGTAATGCCACATTAACAAGCCCATCTTGGGATACCAGCGAATTTACCAATGTGGATTATGATGTAAGTGCTACCGCAATGACAGGTGGTGAAGTTGTGCAGGTAGACTATATTACAAATACTGTACAGGCTGGCAGTGGCGTTGACGCACCGACAGGATACAAATTTAGCTTGCAGCTTGGTCGAACAATTGGTGGCACAAGCGATATTATGACGGTTGGTATTCGTACTGCTGTATCAGGTACACCTGCAGGTTCAGCCATTGGCGCACTTGTTTTTTACGATTTGACTAACGGAGTGTAACATGGAAACAAAGAACCGCACCGTTGGACTTGAACTAACAACATCTAATCAAGACATTTACACTGTTCCGTCTAACTTTGAAGCAGAGATAGACAGTATTTACATTAACAATGCCACCAATGCTAAAGTAACATTCAGCTTGGATTGGTATGATAGCCAGAACACTACTTATCACACACTGGCTGAAACAGTAGACCTTGAAGCAAACTCATTGCTTCAGATTAACAATGGACCTTTTTGGTTATACAAGAATGATGCACTACGTGGGCTTGCAAGTGCCAATAGTGCAGTTACAGTTGTTGTAAAGATTAAAGAGTTCTATATGCCCCAGAGGAGTTAAAGGAGATGCCCCTTACAAAAAAAGGTTCTGAGATAAAAGCCGCAATGAAAAAACAATACGGGGAGAAGAAGGGTGAGCAAGTCTTCTACGCAGCAGCCAACAAAGGAACAGTTAAAGGAGTGGCGAAAGGACAGAAGTACGCGCCGGGTGGGTCAGTTGGAAAAGCTGGCAAATCGGCGAAGCCTAAAACGAAGAGCAAAAGTAGAGTTAATGAAGCTGGCAACTACACTAAGCCAACCATGAGAAAAAGATTATTTGAAAAGATTAAAGCTGGCAGCAAGGGTGGTAAACCCGGACAGTGGTCAGCACGTAAGGCACAAATGCTGGCTAGTGCCTATAAAAAAGCTGGCGGTGGATATAAAGCCTAGGAGATAGACATGGTAAACATGCCTAAAATATCACGCAAAATAAAACGCAAAATAAAACGCAAAATAACACCCGGACTTGGAAATCCTACTGTTGTAGGCAAAGGTGGAAAGCAAAAAAAAGTAAAAGTTCGCCGCAATCCTCCAACTCCAGCCCCTATTGGCAAAATAGGTATACTTCCTAAAATGCCAAAAAAACTTAAACCTTCAAAGCCCATGCGTCCTCGTAATGGTAAACCTGTTAATAGGCCACTACCTAAACTGGGTAGAGGTATGGCAAGAATGGTAAAACGATGACGGAATGTTACACGTCTTCCTGCTCGTTGTTTATATCGGCACTGGAGAAAGTCGTTACCTCGCTAGTGGAGATATGTATTTCAAAAGTGTTACCACCTGCAATTTTTTCGCAGCCGAATTATCCAAACGCTACGGAAGTTACGGCTCAGTGGATTGGATGGACCCAAGAGACCGTGTTACCGCATATTGCATACCTAAGTATCTAAAGAAAGGCACAGTCGAGGTGTATTAAATGTTAGCAGAATTAGCCGCTGCTAACGCAGCCTTCGGAGTAATTAAACAAGCTATAAGCAACGGACGTGACATTGCAAGTGTTGGTAGTCAGATTGCAAAGTTTGTAGATGGCAAAGAAGATTTACAAAGAAAAGTATCAAATAAAAAGAATAGTCCATTTTATAGGGGTAACGACTTTGAAGAGTTTATGGCTCTTGAAGCTATCAAAGAAAAAGAAGAAGAACTAAAACAAATAATGTTATATGTAGGTCGTCCCGGATTATGGAACGACTGGCAGAAGTTTCAAGCGGAAGCACGTAAGGCTAGATTAGAAGCAGAAAAAGCTGCACGTAAACGTAAACAACAAATACTAGAAACACTTGTATTATCTCTGGCATGTATTGTAGGTCTCAGTGTTCTTGCTATTGTAATATACTTCGGACTTAAACGTAGGGGAATGCTTTAATGAAAAAGCCACAAAAAAGTCTCAAGGCATGGACAAAACAAAAGTGGCGCACAAAGAGTGGCAAGCCATCTGGACAGACAGGTGAACGCTATTTACCTGAAAAAGCAATAAAGTCCTTGACAAGTGCAGAGTATTCTGCTACAACTAAGGCAAAGAGAGAAGGTACACGTGCAGGAAAACAGTTTGTACGACAGCCGAAGCGAATTGCAAAGAAGACTGCACAGTTTCGCAGAGGCATGTAACATAAAGTTATTACGTGAAGAGTTTCCTGATTTGGAAACACGAGTAGAGATACTCAAATATGAGATAGGACAGAGATATGCTGCAAGCATTAATCGGACCAGTAACGGGTCTACTTGATAAGTTTATTGAAGACAAAGACCAAAAAGCACAACTAGCACATGACCTTGCTACTATGGCACAACGCCATGCACAAGAACTGTCCAAAGGTCAGCTTGAGATTAATGCAGCAGAAGCAAAGCATCGCAATATCTTTGTTGCAGGTTGGAGACCATTTATTGGCTGGACATGCGGCGTTGCGTTAGCATGGCACTTTGTTATTTCTCCGTTTGTTATTTTTGGTGCAAGCATGGCTGGTGTAGAATTACCTGAATTACCAGAGTTTGACATGGGTAGTTTGATGACGGTACTTATGGGCATGTTAGGACTTGGCGGCTTGAGGACATTTGAAAAGGCAAAGGGTTTGACTAAGTGAGTGCAAAGCAAATCCTAGAATGGAAAATTATTCCACGTCTAATGATGCTAGTGATAACTCTAATGAGTTGGCGTTGTGCGGAGTGGTTTATGAACTTGGAAGACCCGACAGCACCACAGTCAGCCTTTGTAAGCGTTGTAATGGGTGCTATGACAGGTGCATTTGGAATTTGGATGGGCAACGAACACAAGAAAACTTAACAGATGAAATACGATAAAAGCATATTCATACAAAAACTAATTGAACATGAAGGTTTAGTGCTGCAAGTTTATAAAGATAGCTTGGGCATTGACACTATTGGAATTGGTAGAAACCTAGAAGACCGTGGCATCAGTGACGAAGAACTGGAAGACATGGGAATTGCCAGCATTGACCACGTGTATTCATTTGGCATTACAGAAGCAGATGCCATACTTCTAGCAGAGAATGACGTACAGATTGTCGAAAAAGAACTGCTGGATGCCCATACTTGCATCGCAGGATTAGACGCTGTACGTCAACTTGTACTCATGGACATGGCATTTAATATGGGTGTGCCTCGTTTATGTAAGTTCAAAAAGATGTGGGCCGCTATCCATGACGAAGATTTTACTACTGCATCAAAAGAAATGCTTGACAGCAGGTGGGCAAGTCAGGTAAAATCACGTAGTACAAAATTAGCTCACGCAATGTATTCAGGAGAAATGCAATGAAACTATGTAAAGGTTGTAAAACCCCTACTAAATGCAAGAAGGCAAAGGCTTGCTTGAAAAAAGGTAAGTAAATGGCTAGAGAGTTAAACGAAAAGCAACAGAAGTTTTTAGACGTACTGTTTGACGAAGCAGGTGGTGACATGGTTGCCGCTAAGAAACTTGCTGGTTATTCTGACGGTACGCCTACGACATCTATTATAAAAGGTTTAAAAGAAGAGATTCTTGAAGCCACTCAAATGTACATGGCACGTAATGCGCCAAAGGCTGCAATTGCTATGACAGGTGCGCTATACGACCCAACTGAACTTGGTATTCGTGATAAGATGTCTGCCGCCAAAGAATTGCTTGACCGTGTAGGTTTGGTAAAGACAGAAAAGATGGAAGTTAAAGCAAGTGGCGGTGTTATGCTTATGCCGCCTAAAGCAAGCACAGAAGAGGATGATGACTAATGGGTTTAATGGATTCAGAAGAAACCTTACGAAAAGGTTACAAAAAAGCAGGTGTAAAAACACTCCGAAATGCTTTGCGAGAGATGGAGTTCTCTGATGACGATTACGAAATTGACAGTTTAACAAAATCTGAAATAATTGAGATTATAGACAATTATATGGGTTTTGGTGCTGACTATAATAAAGGTGGAGCAGTAACTAAAAAATCTCGTGGGGCATCTGACTACCGAAAAGGTGGCATGGTTCTTTCTACAGTGGACAGACGTAAAAGAAAATGACACGCAGTATAGGCAAATGGAAACTTCCACAGCCGACAGACATTAAAGAAGAAGATGATTAGTTTTTATGCCTAAAATATTAGATAGATTAGTGTCACAACTTAGAGCAAAGGGAATGTCTGAAAAATCGGCATATGCTATTGCTACTAAAAAGTTACAAGAAAGTGGTAATCTTAAAAAAGGCACAGCAAAGCCTACAAAAAAAGGTGTTCGTAGAGGAAATATGACACCTGCACAAAGAGCAAAACAACGAGCATCAAAACTATCTGGAAAACCAGTAAGCGCATACAAATATAATGCAAAAACAAATAGAGCAACATTAAAATCATGACACGTAGTGTAGGTAAGTGGAAACTACCACAGCCAACAGACATTAAAGAAGAAGATGAATGGGTACAGATACCACGCATAGCAAGGACTGTACCCTTTGGTTACAAACTGAACGATGATGACCCCGACATACTTGACCCAATCAAGACTGAACTAGACTTGCTAGAAAAAGCAAGACAACATGTAAGGCAGTATTCATATCGTGAAGTAGCTAACTGGTTAAGTAAGAACAGTGGCAGATATATTTCACATGTGGGTTTGAGGAAACGGTTAGATAATGAGCGACAGCGTAAGAACCAAGCTGCAAGTCTCCGCAAGTGGGCAGACTATGCGAAAAAGGCAATCGCCAAAGCGGAAGCCCTCAAAGAAGAAAGAACAGGCGCAAAAGCCAACGGTTAAAATACAAGAAGCTGTACCTGTTTCACATGAAACTCAGTATGAAACAGCTAGTATTGAAGAGACAGCAAACGTACTCTTCAAGCCTAACCCCGGACCACAGACGGACTTTTTGGCAGCAAGTGACCGTGAAGTATTATATGGTGGTTCAGCAGGTGGTGGTAAGTCCTATGCTATGCTTGCTGACCCACTACGATACATGGGGCATCCACAGTTTAGTGGATTGATG